GTTCCATGGTCTGGCCTAGTACTCAATCATCTCAGGACATTGAGTCTACCAGAACTTTGGATCGTACGATTATCGGACGACACTACAATAATAAACACAATCCTGTATCAGGACTCTGGTCACGGACTAGTCAGGAGCGTAGGTCCTATTTGGGTACGCTCGACTCCTGGAGGGAACTTCCTGGGGACGTATTAGACAAATACTCCCGGGCTGAGTTCAAGGATGTTAAACGAATCATCCACCTCTGGAGAGCCATTGAGGTTTGCATTGTTACCTCAAACCTACAATTAGTAGGGAAACCAGTGTGTAAACTCCATTGGAGATTGTGGCGATGGGTCATCACCACAGCAATCCACTCATATGACGCAGTATGCAAAGGGTGGAAGAAAGTCTGTCTTCACGTCAGAGACTTCACACAGACTCTCGATTACCATACCGGAAATGATTTCCCCTTTGGGGTCCCGGGTGGTGTAAATGGTCAACTCGGACCACTATGGTTTGAGATGTTGCCGTGGCTAAATGATTTCTCACTGGCCAAAGTCCTTAAGGACAAGACCATCATTACGGCAAGTATTTTGGAGAAGGTTGCTCACTTCATCCAATCGCGAGTTATGCCTCCACCTCCTCTCACTGAGAAGAGGTTTGACGCGGAGGTAGCGGAACTTCGAAAGCAATTTTCGAAGAAGCCGAGCCTAAGCAGTAAGCAAAGGGTAGATACTGCCCAGGCAACTCAACGCCTGATTAACTACATGAGGAGTAAAGGCGAGGTCAAAGGAAGACCACACCTCTCCCTAAGTGCTACAGGAAAATTTGAATGCACTAGGACCAAAGGAGGGGGTGCGATTTACGCATCAAGAGAATTCTTGAAAAGGTTCGTCTGGAAAATTCCAGATAGAGACTACTTTGGAGTTTCATGGTGGGGATGCCCCATCAATGAGACTAAAGGGATAAAACCATACAAAACCGTTGCGAGGGAGAGTCCCTTGCAGAACGGAATTCTATTCCTAACAAATTCATTCAGAGACGAAATGGCTCCGGATGAGCTCATGATGACTATCTTTGCAGAAGTCAATGAGCACCGTACAATTGAGGACCCACTGTTTGGGTTGGATGAGGCTTTTCCTCATCAGCTCCTTCAATTGGCGGTGGAGAAAAACGTCGAAGCTGGTTATATACCAGGTCCTCCCTGTGAGTGGGAGGGTCCCCATAGCGGGAGATTCGGCGTTAGAACCCCGGTTCGCACATCTTTGATTGCGCAACCAGAATCAGGAAACAAAGTTAGGTTTCTTTCAAA